ATGTAGTTCTTGCAGCATCTATCTTGCTTTGCTCAAGAGTTACAGACTTACCATCTTTATCAAAAGCACCAGCAGTATCATCAATTCTGGCAACTGTACCAGCGTATGCTTTATAAATAGCTTCGTGATCTAAACTCATGCTGCCACCTCCATTAACATTACTGAAGACGTACCTGCGGAACTATAACTAGCCTGATCTATATGCTTTCTATTGATATATCCTGTTCCATTACCTGCTTTCCACACTAATTTATAAGTAATTTGAGAAGTTGTATTATGACTTGTATCTTGTAAAGAAAAACTATAACTATATCCTTTATATTGACCATAAGAAACTTCAGTATCTATAAATGTGTTTGCACGATCATGATGACTGCCAACTTGATCTGCTACTTGAAGATCAGCATATGACCCACCTGCAATCAATCTTTGACATTTTACACTTCCGTACACATTGTTAACTCCACCTACAGAAAGACTAAAACATGCAATAATTTTATTACTTGCATTTGCTGGTGTAATACTTGCAGCCATTCCTGTAATATCTGAATAAGAAGTAGATGCTATAGAAGCAGTATCTGTTTTGGTTACATGAACAATTTGGAGAAGTTTACCGCCAGCACCACTTGCTAATTTTCCAGCAGTAACAGCATTAGCAGCAAGCATATCTGCATCTACTATTCCGTCAGGCAAACCGCCTACTGCTAATCCAGTAATCGTATTTGAAGATCCGTTAATTGCTATTGCCATTATGGAATCGTAACAACAGAGTTAGTATTTACTGTTAGTGTAGCATTAATTGTCAGTGGACCTGCAACCAAAGCGTTATGATTTGTTGATATTGTGTAATCATTATCCATTGTATTTTCACTTTCATAGAATATAGCTTCACCTGATCCACCTTTTGCTCCCGATACCCCTGTAAGACCTGACCCATCACCTGCATAAGCTGTAGCTGTGCAAGTTCCTGTAACTGTAAATCCACCTGATACAACTTCTGCTTTTGTAGAACCACCAAGTTGTAATTTTAAACTGCCTGTTCCAGCATCATTAATAATTGAATCGCTTGCATCATGAAATATCTCTAATCCATCACTAAGCGTACCAAATACTGCTTTTGCATTATCATCAAAAACAAATTTATTAGCTGATTTATCCCAAGTAGCATTGTAATTTGTTCCAGCAAAAATAACGTCATCAACAAAAGTACCGCCAGATAAAGGCATAAAAGGCCCACTAAAAGATAAAGCACCACTTCCGTTTGTAATTAAAGCTTGATTATTTGAACCATCTTCGGGCAAGGTAAATGCACTTGTTTTAGTTAAAGTGCTTGGTGCAGCAAAACTTATTTTGTGAGTATTATTTGTATCAGTATCAAAAACTATTTTGTGACTAGCATCATTTATTTGTATTTCGTTTTGAGTAGAAAGAGTAAGTCCTGTAGCTCCATTAGGGAATTGAAGGGTTGAAGTATTTTCAGCAGCCCAACTTAATACGCCACTACCATTTGTTTGTAAAAACTGTCCGCTATTACCATCAGTAGTTGGAAGCGTTAATGTATAACTTGCATTTGCACTATGAGGTGGTGATTTAATTTTTACACCATGACTGTTTTGTGAGCAGTTAAGTTGTAAAGTTCCATCAGCACTACTACCATCACCTTTGATTTCAACAACACCTGTACCATTTGGATTTAATTTAATATTGCCATTAGTTGTGCTTGTATTAATTTCATTTGCTTGAACATCTAAGTTGCCACCTAACTGTGGTGTGGTGTCATCTACAACATCAGCAGCAGCAAACTCTAAAGCTGTACCACCTGAGTTTACTTTAACTGTTTTACCGCCTTCTCCAGATAGTGAAGAAGGTGTGTCTGATAGTCCAGCGAATGAAGTTGTTACATCAACAAACTCAACAGCATTACCACTAGAGTTTACTTTTAATGTTTTATTTGCAGCACTACCATAGTTTGCAGGGGTGTCTGTTAATCCTGTAAATGTAGTAGCACCTTGAGATCCACCAGTATCATCAGCAATTATAAAACTACTACTTGATGCTTGATATTTAAGAATCTTTCCATCTTGTACACCTGCTGTGTTTACATCAGATAAAGCATTTAAAGAACCTAAATTACCAAGCTTAGTTTTTTCTGCATCTGTAAAAGCGTTGGTATCTGAATTTGCTTCGTATGCTGTCTTTATTTCTGAGTTTGTTTGGTCAGCAGTAGCTCCAGTTTCTATGCCATTTAATTTAGTATGATCTGCATCTGTAAAGACATTACTATCTGTTGCATTTTCAACAGCAGTTCTTATCTCTGCATCTGTCTGATCTGCGGTAGCTGCTGTTTCTATACCATTTAGCTTTGTATGGTCTGCATCTGTAAATACATTGGAGTCAGTAGCAGCTTCAACTAAAGTTCTTATTTCTGCTGCGGTTTGATCTGCTGTTGCAGCAGTTTCTATACCATCTAATTTTGTACCATCAACAGCTACATCTCTACCGTCAACAGTTCCAGAAACACCAATATTTCCTGTTACTGACAAAGCTCCAGTTGCAGCCGTACCAGTTGTAGATAAGTTTTGACTACCGAAGGCTGGTGTAACTTTTGTACCAGCTATAGCTGCACTTGCATTTACATCAGCATTTACAATAGTTCCATCCTCAATCATTGTTGAGGTGACTGTACCTGTATCTCCTGATGTAATTACAGTTCCCGATCTATCAGGTAAAGTTATTGTTCTATCAGCAGTAGGATCTGTTATAGCTAAAGTTGTTTCGTTATTATCATCAGTACTTCCTTCAAATACAAGATTACCAGTTATAGATTGAGTTCCATTTCTTTTTACATATTCATCTGACAGTTCTTGCAAACCAAACAATAATTGATCGTTTTGTGTGTCAAGATCTGATTCTGTAAGAACACTACCATCATTAAAATCTACTTTTTTTGCACCTATATTTGTATCTCTTTGAATTTTAATTACAGCACCATTAGCAGGTTCATTACCAGAAGTAAAGGTAATCTGAGTTGCACTTGTAAATGTGTAGTGTGTAGTAATGGTTTTTAAAACACCACCTACAGTCACGTCAACTTCAGCTTCTGATAAGTAAGAAAAAGAAATGCTAAACGGACCAGCAGTACCATTGCCTGTGTGGTTTGTAAAAGATGCAGTAGTGTTGGTAGCCATAATTAATTTAATTAAACACTTTCTAATGTTTTAAGTATATCGTTATAAACATAAATTTACCTTAAACGATTTAAAAGACTTTCTTTTTGTCTTTTCTTTTCTCTTACATAAGCAGGTAGTAAAGATTTTGCTCCTCCCTTTTCATCTTCTAAATTAAATAATTTAAGTTTTGCTGCTGTTATATATGGATTAATTATTTTTCGTAAATTTTTTCTAAGTTCTGATGATGTGTTTGCTCTGTCAATTAATACGGCTGATTTTTCAAGATTAAAGTCTTCATCAACTTCTCCATCATCTATAAAATTTAAAATTTCTAAAACTTTTTTATCTTTTGCGATTGGAAAAAGTCTTTCATATACAGTTTTACCATTTTCACTTTCAATACCATTGTCATCTAATTTTGTAGAACCAATAAATTCTTTTAAATTTCTATATTGTATTGAATTTAAAAGAATACCTCCATCTGGAGATTTTCTAAATAAATGAGAAGATGGTGGTCCTATTTTTGATCGACTTCTTAACATAAGACTAATAACAGGATCGTTTAAAGATGTTCCTAAGTAAGTGGGATTCATTCCGCTATTTGGTCCAAAATTTTTAGGATACTCTAAGAACTGATTAGTAAGCCAATGACGTTCTGGCTGTATATCTGTATTAAATGGAAAACTTGTTTCTATTTCTTTAAACATTTTTAAAGCTACTCTTTTAACAAAAAATTCTAAAGGTAATCCTTTTTGTGTTTTTAATGTTCCATATAACGGATGATCTTCTGGTATTAGAGTACCATCATCAAATTTTGTTCTTACCTCTTGTTTTATATAATCACCTTTTTGAATAGATTTATCATGTCTAAAAAACCCTTTTAATTTTTTACCTGACCTTGGATCAATAATTGTATATTCTCTTTTTGCAAGACCTTTTCTTAATGAAGAAAGAGGGAAAAGAGCAGAATGAAAATAGTTGGCAAAAAAGTTAGATGCAGCATCAGGTCTATTCTCAATAATGTCAAAAAGCGTTTGGATGTTTTCGAGCATTGGAATATTCAAAAGATCTCTAGCTAAAGCAGTACTCATAATTAAAGCTGCATTTTCTTGGTCTTCATCACTAAGATATTTACTATATGTTCCCCACCAACCTGCTGCTCTAAATATTGCACTTACTGGATCAAGTCCAATTCTGCCAACATCAATAAAATTATATTTAGGTTCTCCATCAGGACCAAGCACAGGTTCTTTTGTCTTAGGATCAGTAACTAATAGTCTTAAAGCATATCCTATATCACCACTATATTGTCTTATTTTATCTTGAACCCAATTTGGATCATTACCATCAACTAAAGCAATCTTTGCAAATTTATTAGCAGCAGCCATACTTAAACCAATAGCAGAAACCCATATACCACCACCTATTCTAGTTGTACCTCTAGCCCTTGCAGAAACAGAATCTTCAGCACTTTGTAGTTGCTTTCTATGCGTATCTAACATTCCTTTTAATAAAGGATTATTTGTTAGCTTAGTTGCCAGTGGTGTATTTTTTAATAAGGTCTGTTGCAAATTAAGAGGTGTATTCATAAAAGGTATTAAAGGTTTCCATGCAGGATGTTTAAATGCGTTAACAAATTTATTATCAATTCTGGTAGTAAATGTACGATCAGCAGCATAATCAAGAGCATCTCTTATTTTTAAAAACAAATCTTCTCCTATTGCAACTGCTTCTCCATCTGACCCAATAAAAGCTTGAGATTCAGAAATACCTTTAAGAGCAAGGTCTAGCTCTTCTCCTTTTTTAGCAATCCAACTTGTACCAAGTTCAAAACTTGTATCAACATAGTCATCTAAAGCCTTACCATCTAAACCTCTTCTTAAACCATCTTCAACTAATGATCCCTTTAAAAACATTCTAAAAGATAATTGTTTATTGTATTCGTCTTCTGCTAATAAAGCTCTTGTAGGACTTGTATTTATAGTTCTAAAAGTATTAACAAGATCAGGTACAAGACCTTTCCTAACATATTGTGCTATGTTCATTTCACCGCTTCTTACTTTCTGAAGACCATCTCCATCATAAGTTCCACCTTGCATACCTATAGCAAATCTTTGTGTAGGGTCATTACCAGAATCAACAATCATTCTAGATTTATCTAAAATATTTCTTTCATCTTTAAAAGCTTGCCCTGCTAGTCTTAAAGCATCACTTTGAGCTTGTTTAAACATAGCAAACTCGGCCATTGCTCTTCTAAATAAAATAGGATCTAGACCTTCTTTTGATATTGAACCTGCTAACAAGTCGGCTGGCCCTTTAATTACATTAAGCATAGTGCCAATAGTATTTCTTGCATGAGTAGCAGGGTTAGAAAGAATACCATTAATGAATATTTCGTTTGTAGCTTTTAACAATTTATCGCCAATACTTTCTTTTACAAATTTTTGTAAAACAAACGGATCTCCATGAGCAGCAGCTAGTTTACTAGCAAAATCAGCAAACCCTTCAAAATTATCTTCTTCTAAAGCCTTAAGTAAATCATCCTGAGTAAAACCTAAATTTTGAAACGTATCATCTATGTCTTTAGCTACATCTCTAATAACTTCTGACCCACCACCTTTAAGCTCTTCTGCTCTTTTTACTTGTATATTACTTGCTGTTACTTGACTTGGTGTTTGACCTGTTACTGGATTAGGTAATTTTGCTAGTTGTCTTGCCTTTAAAGCCCTAGCTACAACAGTACCAGCCCTACTATCACCAGTTATTAATCTATAAAAGTTTACTGTTTGTATCGCAAGTTTTCCTTTTAAAATTTTTGCTTCTTCTGACCTAGTAGGTAATGTTTTTAATAATTTAGCACCATCACTTAAATTTTCAGCAAGACCAGTAATACGTCTAACAGAAGCAGCCATCAAGACAGGTAATTTTAAACCATATTTATCTGAAAACTCTTTTAATTCTTGTATTACTTCTTGCTCTAAAAAGTCATCTGCATCTTCAATCAACATATCATCAGTAACTATATTTTTATATTTTGGATAAAATTCATTTAATTCTTGGTTGTAAGCAGCTTTTATTTTTGAAACTTCTTTAGGATCATCACTAAACAAATTCATATTTCTGCCTTCAAAACCTACAGGTGTATCAGTTGTTTGAAACTTTTGCTTACCTTTTTTACTTCTTATTTTTTTTCTAGGAGTTATAACTATATCGTCTGTTTTTGTTGCTACATCATCTGTTATTGGTGCTACATCTACTAAATCATCACCATTTCTAAGGACTTCATCCATAGAATTATATTTTCTTACATTAGAAAACTTATTAAATTTTGATTGTTGTAAATTAAAAATTAATCTTTTTGTAGCTTGTGGTGATTTTTTAAAAGTATCAACAACATTTATAAAAGCATCTGCAACTTTTTTAGGATTTAAAACTGCGTCAAAAGTTTTATTTACTATCTTTGCAGTTACACCACCTTCAATAAATTTCTTGATAGTTTCTTTTGCTACGTTAGATTCTTCTTCTGATTCTGCTGCAAGTAACTTTGCTACTGGTCCAACCAAAGGAGTATCGACTAAATAATTAGAAAGATTTTTATCAAAGGTATCAAAAAAAACTGATGCAGTAGTACCACCTGCCAACACATCTTTCCAAACAAAATTTGATAAACCTATAGAACCTAATAATTTAAAGGCTGCTGTATATGGTATTCCATATTGCACTCCTAATTTTGTTAAGTTGTAACTAAGACTATTTTCATCTTCTTCTGGTATATATACACCTAACTTTTCATTATCAAAAAAGTCTTTAGCTGTATATTTGTTACCACTTAAACCACCGATTGCACGACCAGAAAAATTAATAGCATTTTCAGTAAGATCAAGTCCAGCAGCTATAGTGGCCCTTACAGTTTGATCATCTTCTTTTCTAAGAAGCGGTATGTTGTCTACAGTTTCTTGAAAATTAGTTAGTGTTTGATCTGTAATTTGTTCACCAAATAGAATAGTTCCTGATGGTTTGCTTATGGCATTTATTAACATATTTGGAATGTCTTGTATGCCTGTAGTTCTTAGTTCTTCATTCCTTGTAAAGTCATCAGTTTTTTTAGATCCAATTCCAAAAGCACCTTCTGGTACTGTATTCTCATCTTCTTTGATTAAATTTGAATCAGTCATACTACCTGTTCATTAAAAGGTTACGAGCATTAATTAAAGTCTGCCTAACTGCCATTGCATCTATTGTGGCATAGTTTCCAGCGTTGTCATTATCATACATACCTTTACCATCTGGTCCTTGTATTGCAGCAAATTCTAATGCTAAATCTTCATGTGCTGCATTAAGATCATCACTTTGACCTGTAAGGTACGCAGCTAAAGAAGGTCGTTTTCTACCACTTAGTAACATACCCCAGAATAATCTATCTTGATTTTCTGGTGTCATAATATCATCTTTGCTAAGACCAGAATAAACTCTGGCTTCTGTTAAAACATTAGGTGTAAATTGATAAGCTCCTACTGCAAAGACTTTGCCATCAGCTTGCATTTGCTCCATCTCACCTATAGTTTTATTTGTTATATCCATTTCCCCTGCGGAATCAGTTGTACCACCGTTATATGCGTTATACAGACCACTACCCTCTGACTCACCACTTCTTACTAACTCTGCTAAACCACCAAAATCAGGGAAGTTTTCTTGATTTAAAAATTCTTGTAAATTAAATTCATTATTATCAACAGTCATACCTCCTCCATAACCTGCACCTCTTCTGTTTTCAAAATTCATTACATTATCTACTTCAAATTTTTGATTACCAAAAGCAGGTGTTTCGTTTGAATTTATAGGTGTTGGTGTTGGTGTTGGTGTTGGTGTATCATCTATCTTAAAAATATCTTTTTCTACTCTTTCTCTTTCTTGTTTGATATATTGCTCAAAATCGCTTTGTGATGGTCCTCCTAAAAAATTATTTTCTTTTTTATAATAATTTTCATTAATCCATTTTTCAAAATTTCTATCTAATTCTTGTTCATTTTTGTATTTTTCAATAAATGTATCATTATCAAGCCCTCCAAGATTTACTGTCATACCATTACCCAAAGATACCCCACCAAATGTTCCATTATTACTTGCTTTAGATCTGTAAAAATTATCCATATCTGTTAATAATGGTTTTATTAAAGTATCAAATTTTTTATATATAGATTTATATTCTTTAGATATACCTATTGCTTGCTCTAAATCTGTTATCAACGAATTGTCGGTAATACCTAAATCAACCATCTTATTTTTAATAATTGCTAAATCTTTTTGAGGTGTTTCATTATCTTTATAATTTTGAAATTTCATATTACTTCTTATATTTAATATTTCAGCCGTAAAATTTTCTATGTAAGCATAATTATTACTTTTAAAAATCTCATGCAAATCACTATATTCCCTGTTGTTTTTTAATTTAGTAATTTCTTCTTTATATATTAATCGGTCTTCTTCAGTTTCTATTGGAAGAGAATTTATTTTATCCAATTCTTTTTCTAATCTTATTGTTCTTAATGCTTTCTGGATCTTTGGTCCTTGTGTAAGTTCTTCATTTAATTCATCTTCTATTTTTTCTAAAACAGGTGCTATTTTTCCTTTCCAATCTGGATGATCTACAAGAGTCCCATTGTTATTTCCGTATGGTATTGATTGTCCAAGAGTTTCTAAAGAATCATCTAGGTCATCTAAATCATTAACATCAGCAGTAGTAGCTAAATACTCACCAATATCTGCAATACTATCTATCATTGTTCCATAAATTTCTGAAGCATCAGAACCTGTTAATCCTAATTTTCTTGTGTCATTTATAAAATTTGTAATATCTATTTTTGCTGATTCTTTATCTCCGTCTAATATATTTTCTACCGCTTTATTTAGATAATCATTACTTAATGATTTAACTTGTTCTACATTAAAATTATTATGAGTTTCGGTAGCAAGAGTATCTAATTCTAAAACTGAATTAGTTAAATTGTTAATAAAATTTTTTGAATTAATTTCACCACCTAAATCAATAACTTTTTGCGTTTGTTCTGCAAAATAATTTTTTCTCCAATTAATATATTCTTCATCACTTGTTGAAAATTCTTTAAGAGGTTTTTGTATTAAATTACCTTTATTATCAGTAATATCTACAACAGCATTTTGATATGCTTCTTTTGCTTTTGGTAAAAGTTGTGAACCGTATAACTCACCTACATATTGTTTATAAAATCTTTTAACAAAAAAACTCCCACCGATAGTTTGTTTTGCTGCTTCATCTCCGTCTTCTTTTCTTATCTTGTTTATTGCCTTACCAACAGTACCATCAGCCAAGACAGTATCAGCAGCTAATTTTAAAGCTGTACTTTTGTCTTCTTTAATTTTATCTTCTATTTTTTGTCCAATAAATTTTTGTAATGCTGGATTAACTGCTTCTAGTATCTCGGCTAATTCTTCTGCACCACTTTTAGGTTGTACAGTTACAGGTTGCACAAAAGTATCTACAGGGCTTGTAGAAGATTGAAAGGCGGTGCTTTGAAAACTGTTAGTCATACGATTTTACCAACTGAAGCAAAGGTAGAAAGTCCTTGGGAAGCTGCTCCCAAGATAACTGAACTTAAAGAAGGTATCTGATTATATGCTTGATTTATCTGACTTTGTATTTGATTACGTCTACTGTCTCGTTGTGCCACAAGACCTTGTACATTTCTTCTGTACTGACGAGTTGCCGATTCTAAGGTTTGATTTATAGCTTCTCTTGCATTAGCTGTTTGTCTTTCTGAATCCGCTAATATCAATCTAGCAGTTATACCTGTTATACCACTTGTTCTTGCAGTTCCTCTTGCTTGCAATCCTTTTATTGTTCTTGCTAATTTTTGTTGTGCTGCTATTGCTTGATTTTCTCTTTGTCTAAATCCTAAAGCTGATTGTTGATTACCAAATGAATCTTCTGCTGATTGGTTTGCTCGTAATCCCATTTTATATGTTTGTCTAGCATTTTCTTTGGCAGCACCACGCATAGCAAGACCCGAAAACAGGTTTAACCCTGCCGAACCTGCTACCATACCTGCAACTGAACACATTTAGGCTATCCTCAGAAATTCATAAAAGGGTTTTTCTTGCTCTCCATATTTTTCGTGATAGTTAACAAATGTAAACCCAAGAGCTTTTAACCACTTAATAGCAGAATCGTTCTCTGCATATACAAAATTATATAGGATTTTGTAATTTTTCAATAGGCCATCTACCCATTTTCTACCTTTTCTTACAAGTTGTATTTTATATTTTTTATTAGTAAATAATTCATCAGTACATATCATCCATATACAACCATCTCTAATAACTCCACATAAACCCATAGGTTGATCGTCATCACTAGCTATTGTTAAGACTTGTTCCCCTGCTAGATATGTAAGACGTAAGGCATCTGCTGGTTCTTGTCCTGTTTGATATACAGCTTCAAGACGATCCATTTCTCTCATGTTTTCACATACATAATTAAGATCTTTTAAATTAGCTTTTCTTAAATAACCCATTAAGTACGTCTAGATCTTAAATGAAACATAGCTTCATATTCAGCACTTGCCAGTTGTGTAGGTAAGAATGTGTCATTCTTTACATCTATATCTACTCTATCTGCTCTTGACATTATTGGCACTTTAAAAGTACCTGACTCTAAAGTTATGTTTCCTAATGTAGAAGAAGTTAAACCAAGAAAACGACCAGTAAATTTATGTGTAGATGTACTTCTGCTTTCTGGAGTGACTTCTACTTTAAAAAATCCTGTATCTTCAAACTTTATATAAAAATGATGTAGTTGCAATCTACCACTTAAGATTTCATTCCTACCTTGTCCTCCTTGATTCAATCTTCTTTGACTAAACCTATAGTGCATTTCGTATGGTTCACCAATAATAAATTTACTATTTCTAAAATCACCACTAGCTGTAATAGTAGATGTTGATCCATCAGTAGAATTTGACGTAGCAATTAATCTTCCAGCTTTCAGAGTTTTGGTATTACCTTGCGTATCAATAAATGTACTTGTTTCTCCACTGGCTAAATATCTACCAACTACATTCATATTTGCTCTTAATCTATAAGGAACAGTAAACGTAGAAACATCAGTAGTAGCGTTGTAAGCTACTGATACCCCTGTAGTGGCTTCAGTAACTTTATGATCTAAGCAGAATTTAAAAGTTGCATTAGCTTCTTTTACATCTGCTTCAAATGGTATCTTTTCAATAGTTGTACCATTAGCTTCTTGTATTACTAAAAATAAATCAGTACCAATAAAATCTGCATTTAGTATGGTTCTATTTGAATTGATTGTGTAAGTAGACCAAGAGTTAAGAATTTTTGTTCCTTGAGGACCAAACAACCATCTGTTAACAAATAATTGATTAGGGTTATCAGTTCCTAAACAAATTAAAACATCTTCACTTGTTGAAATAGCTAACTTAAATATATTTACTGGAATTAATCTTGGAACATGAATAGTTATATTAGCTGCTTCTCTTATTGTTAAATCTTCTTGTGTAATATATTCTCTTACACCAGCAAAAGTTCCTTTCTTAGTTAAATAATAAATACTATTACCAGAAGCTACAGGTGCTGCTGCATCACTACTTTCAAATTCTGTTGCAACTACAACCGTAGCTGTTTTAGGTGTAAGAGTAAGAACAGATGATGATGTAAGAATAAATTGTGTTTGGTCAGAAAACAATATTAATTGTTCTGCCATTGGTACAGCGTGTTTTAATATTGATACTTTTGTATGTGAAGCTGATACATCTATAGGATCGCTATCAACAATAGTTAAAACTGTTTCTCTAAAGAATTGAAAGAACTCAGATACTGTTGTAAGTATGACATTATCATCAGCTAATACTCCTAGTCTGCTTCTATAAAAAAATACATTATTTATAGTCTTACCAATAAATGAAGGATCAGGTGCAGAAACAATATCACCTACAGTTCTTTCTCCCCATTTAGGTAAGGTCGAATTGTTTACTTTACCAAAGGCTACATTTCCAGTTGTTGTTAAAGAACCTGCTGCTGTAAACGTAAACGTATTTGCATTTGTGACCGTTACTGTAAAAGTACCATCAACAGCGTTGCCAGAAACAAAATCAAATTGTACTGAATCACTACTTGATAATCCATGACTAGCAGAAGTTACAGTAACAGTAGTTCCTGATTGACTATAAGTTCCACTAGCACTTAGATCTGTATATGTATCACCATCAACTCTTGCAAATCTAAAATCACCATCACTTTGCCTTATAAGAATATGTGGCATTGTGTCGTAATTAAATTTAAAAGGAATACCTGATTCAGCACATTCTTCCCAATGCCCTTCTTCTAACGTACCTGTAGTGGTGCTGTTGTTAGCAACAAACTTAACGTAGTAATTATCAAAATCTGTTGTATCATCTCCATTTATTTCTACTACATAACCATGAGGTGAAACTGTTGGTAAGTCAGAAAATCTTTGAATACTATTTTTTACTATTACTAAATCTTGATTACCTTGTGTGTCATTTCCATCTATAGAAAAATCAGACCCATCTGTTTTTTTTACATGAACAACAGGACCATTTTGTTGAAATGTAAATCCTGTTAAACCAGCAGCTAAACCTGTTCTTAAATCAGTTGCAACTTGTGTTGTGCTTAAAGTCGTGTCTGAAGAAGTGTCATCAGAAACTGTTACTCCATCAACCGTAACAGAATATGTTGTTTTATTAGAAACTTGACTTACAAAAATTATGGCCTGTGTAATATTTCCACTGGATAAAGTGCTGGTATCCATTGCAGTTACTACACTTTTATTAACAACAAAAGTAAAGTCTGCAATAGTAACAGTTTTTATATCATCTCTAGGATTTGTTGTATTTAAATATGTTGTACCATCAGGTTTTTGTACTGTTCTTTCTGTTCCATCTAACTCAAAAACTCTTACATTTCCATTACTAAAAACAGAAATAAATCTTCTGTTTACATCTCTGTTAATAGTATGAATATGTACATTACCTAAAGTTGTATTAGAAATAGTTGATACATATTCAAGACCTGATCTTTTTGTAAGACCTAAAACAGGATTGCTATCAGCATTGTCTTGCAAATCAGCATGGTCATCTTGCTTAGTTGCATCTGAAGCTTGTGATATACCCCTTAGTAAAGTTGGTATAGCTCTTGAGATTAAACCCATTGTTACCTAATCAAAGCACTAGAAGGTGAATAAGTATCAAAGACACTTGTTAAAGAAGGATCTCCTCTAAGAACATTATGATCTCCATTAGCTAAGTCTGTCTCCATCAAGATAGCTCTTGCTCTAGTTTCATCTTGTTGTGTATAAGTTCTTAATCCATCATCACTAACTAATCTGTCAACAAAAATACGAGCAGCTTTTATTGTTATATATCGCCTAGCAGGTTCTGTAATCTCATTAAAATCTCTAAAGTAAACAATAGTACAAATAAGATCTTCATCAAATTCATATTTATTATTTAATCTGTCATACAGTTTTAAAGATCTTTGTATTGCATCTATCGTAGGGTGTTGATGAATATTAGGATCAACTCTTAAAACATCTGTTGAAAGAGATATGTGATTAGATACATCTCTAGTAAGAGTTACATCTATTTCAGTATTAAAAGACCACCCTTCCGATTGAACTTCTTTACTTACTTCTGTAAGGGTTGATTGTGCTAGTCGAGCATCAACAGGAAGTGTTCCTGTAAGACTGTTGATAGGAGCTTCGCCTATAGCAGCTAACATAATGTTAATGCTTTCTAATTCTGTTGTTGCAGCTACAGCCATAAGTACCTCTTAATTAATACTGGTTTAATTGTTTTAAGGCATTTTCTCTAGCTTTTCTACCTTTAGAGATGATACCAAATTTGCTAACTTCTTTTGGATTGTCATACTTCTTTTTTAATTGTTTTACAAACCATGAGCTAGGAGTCTGTTTATTTTTTGATGCTTTAATTTGTAAAGACTTTCTTCCTTCTTCCATTTTTAATATCCTTTCTTTTTCATTTTAAGGGAATCTCTACCACCTTTCATTTTCTTCTTTTTTTTCTTTGATGAATGATACATGATAATAAAAAAAAGGGTATCTAATAATAAGATACCCTATAAATTGAAATTAAGTAGCAGATAATTTAATTGTTGCAGCACATTCTGGTCTTAGGATTCCATGACCAAGAGCATACTTAGCAACCATTAATGTACCTTGATACATAATTCCGTAGTCTGAACCAGAGATCTCAGTTGTCATATCCATTAATTTAACTGTACCAACAGCAGATTTATGGAAGACAAGACCAATAGTTTTACTATCGTCACCTGAGTAAGTGTTGTTCGCACCACTTGGGTTAGAAGATACGTTACTCTGAGGTACGTTGTTAGACATCATGATTGGGATGCCAGCAACTTGTTGTACCTTACCAGAAGCAAACGAACCATTGCCCTGTGGGTTGAAGTCAACGTCTACAGTTCTTGTAGCAGACTCAGCAAGTTTGTAGTACTCAGCAGGTGGTAATACACAGAAGCGATCTGTTGGAGGGATGTCTCTCTCATCAAATGCTTGTGCAATATCATAGATAGCACCAGCTAACTCATCACCAGTAACAAGTGATGACGTTGCATTACCTGTTGCGAATGTAGAAACAATACCGCCATTACCACCACTAAGAGTAGTAGAAGCTCTAGAGGCATTTGCTATCATCTTCGCTACGTTTTGATCGTAAGTACGAGCCAGAGCTTTACCAAGCTCATCAGCGTAAGTAGCACGAACATCGTAGTGATTCTTAAGCTCGTCTAAATTTGAGACAAAAGCTTGAGAAATTAAAAGATCATCAATGTTGATAATCTTTTCGTTTGCCTTGATTTGGTTCGCTCCAACGAGGGGGGTGCCTACGGTATGATAAGCCGCCGTTGCAGTTCCTAATACTGGGAACTGTGCTGACTTACCACTTGTGATAGTACGAACTGAATGAAGTTGCTCGTTGAAAATGTTATTTCTGGCAAACGCTGTTAGAACTTCTCCACTAAAAACTTTAAGGAAAAGAGCGTCAAACGCTGTACCAGTGTTATTAACCAAACCAAGGCGTGAGACTGTGGCGTTAGCCATAGAAAGACTCCTTGATTAATGTTTACAAATTTGAGTAACTAACTTCGTTTCAATCCTTTCTCTCAAGTGGTATCTGACGCATCAGGCACTTAGATATTTAGATTTCTACTTTGTTAATTTATACAGACCCACAATTCCACTTTCTTAAGGCAAGGGCTTTGCGAGTTAGCTTGCCATCTTTTTTTAATGGTCCTTTTACCTTAGACATTCTGGCACAAAAAGATTTTCTTCTGCCTTTCTCTGTCTTGGTTAGACCTGTCTTTTTAGTAACAGGAGCTTGCAAGTTTCCACCTGTTGCTCGGTTGTATTTTCTACGGCCAGAAGCAGTAAGACCACCTGTGGGGTCTTTATCCTTCTTAGTCATTGATACGCCCTTAGACATAAAAAATGTAAGCTATTTAAAATATAACACCTTTACGCAATCTTTAAACTATTTCTTTTTTTTCTTCTGTGTTGGTAACTAATCTTCTTTGAGCCTGTCTTTTCTCTTTTAAATCTAGATTTTTCCTTGCTACTCATTTCTCCTGTAGTTTTTGGAGTCTTACTACTAACTCTTTTTGATGGTCTGCAAGCAGGGTAAGGTCTACCTTTTTCATCTTTACCTCTACCACAGTCTTTGCCTGTTTTGACATCAACCCATTTTTCTTTGAACCATCTAGTAAGACTCATTTGCCTACATCTTTTTGTGCTTTTTTATGTGCAGCTTTGAATGAAGAACCTTCACGCATAAGCTTCTTCATCATATCCATGTGTTTTTTTGAATGATGCTCTGAATGTTTCTTCAAAGTTCTCATCTGACTAAGACTAAGCTTTGCCATTTTTCTTTTTCTTTAATCTACGAACTAATAAAAAATCTTCTTTAGTGAGTTTACCATCACCAGTTTTATCAAGATTCTTTTTTTGTTTGTCTGTTAGTTTTTTCATGATTAAGTTTTACGATAACCACCGCCACGTTTTTTATAGGTTCTCACCAACCAAGCATTAGCATAAGCAGAAGGATAAACATTAAACTTTTTTTTCGCTTCTGCCTTAACTCTTGAATAAAGTTCTGGATTAGTTGGTTTGTTAGCCATAATTAACGACCAGTATTGAATACGTCACTACCACCTAAACGTCTTTGTACGTCTTCAGTGTATGTTACATCTTTACCATAGCGAGGATCAGACATAGCAGTAACTACTTCTGATGTAGATCTAAATGGTGTAGGTCCACCTTGAGAAGCACGACCTGATACTAAATTTGGTTCAATTCCCATAGCGTTATTGTATTGTGAGTAGATACCTTGAACAGCTAACTTAATAGCAGGTCCATCTCCTGTATCAGTAAGCTTATTAAAAGCTTGTATATCTTCAGCAGGTAAATTTTCCATAGCCCAAGAAACCATTTGACCATAACTTTCATCTCCACCAACTGATTCTTTAATACCCTCTGCATCTACTTCACCTGCAATACCAGAATTGCGAACACCATCTAAATATAAATCAACAACTTGTTTTGAAAACCCTGCTTCTGCAAGCTTGCTGTAATCATCTTCAGAAATCTCATCATTTTCTAAAAAACGATTTGATATGTCTTGTGCGTCAATACCAACTTCTTCTAAAACAGAAGCAAGACCATCTCCATAATATTCTTCTGCATTAAATTCAGAATCATTAGTTTCTGTTTCTTGCTCTGCTGTATCTTCTTCTGCTATACCCTCTGGTTGTTCTTTGGTTTGATCTATAGCTCCAAGCTTACCTTCAAGTTCTTTATAGCTATTTACCATATCAGCAGCAGTTTTAAACTTACCTGCGATAAGACCATTCTCATCTCTTAGACTCTCAATATCTTGTGAAGACATTGGTGGTGTCTCTGAAATGTTTACTTGTGATGAAGTCATAATTTTTTTGGTTAGTTATAAGTCATTGTACGACCATTTTTAGTTTCGACCACTTTTGGTTTGTTCGGTTCGGGTGTATCGTTTACACCTAATTCGCTAACAATAGCTTTTGCAGAGACAAATTTGCCATCTTCATCTCTTTCTCTAGGCTTCTTCGGTGTCATCACTTTCCTCCATTGGTAGTTGTGAATTTGCGTTTGCAATTTTTTGTGGATCAATTAATGGTGATCCAAGAGCAGCAGGTCCAAGACTTTGAATAAGCTGCTGCTGTTGCATAGCTTCCATCTCATCTTGGATTTCTTCTTGCGTCTTAACTAAGTTTACAGTATCTATACCAATAGAGTTTGCAAGCCTTTTTATGGCTTCATCCACATTCATGTACTGACGCATTATATCTGGACCTAAAGCTTGTGACACCGTTCCAATAAATTCAACAAGCTTATTACGATCATTACCACGGCCAAGCCCTTGAACACCAGTAACGATCTTAGGTTTGACTAATCTTTCTGGCAGCTTTGGTGCTTTACCAGAACGAACTAGCATGTGCATCCTTCTCTTTAAATATTTAAGTTGAAACTCTTGGGTCAAAATGCTGTATATGCCACCCAAAGAATTTTCTAACTCGTTAGCCATCAAAGTAACTTCTGCTGCTGTTACTCTTTCAGCATCTCTTTGTACAGATCTAGCCATTAGAAAAGCATATTCAAGTCTTGCTTCTATTCTTTGTATTGCAGAGAAAGATACGTTAAAGTCTGAACCTTTCCCAACTTGCATAACACTTATATCATTAGCAGATCCTTCTCTTATTGCACCGTTAGGAGCCTTTGCTAAAGTAGCTGCTCTTGTTACACCATTAGGGTTTACAAGGAATATTGTTTTAGCTGAAGCTGCTGCACCTTCTATAATGGCTTGCATCAAAGCTTCTAAACTAATCAAGTCTCCTCTGTATTCTTCTACATAACCTCTACCATAATCTTCTCCATCAATACGAACAAATCTAAGAGTAATCCAAGGAGATACTTCTACCTTTGATCTGCCATCAGTATTTGGTATCTTTTCTCCTTTACATTCTTGATGCCAAAAATGTTCATCATTAATTCTTTTGATGTATGTGTATATATCAAGATCTCCTTCCATTGTTTTTTCATCATAGTTTTCTTTCTTTTTTATTTGTTCTAAAAACTGTGGTGAAAGTGCATTAGGGTTGACTGATTCTTTTGTAATAATTTCTAAGACATTACCCACTGCATCACGTTTACATACAAACTTAGATAATGGATATACCTTTAGCCCAGCATCTGTAAGATAAAGAAGAACATTCCCTCCAACGATTAGATGTTTAAGTGCTTCAAACATTGCAACCCTATCGTTAGAGATCTCTATCTCATTCATCAAGGCTGTTTCTATTGTTCGTAATCCTTTATCTATTTCTGACTCAAGACCTTCTTGACCTTGTTTTAAAAGTTCAAGACTATCAATACTTAATTTAAAAAATGCAGTTGATGGAGGAAGTAATGCAAATAAAAGTTTGGATGCCAAACTATTGACACCTCTTGCTCCTACAGCTTGGAAGGGAGTTTTTATTTTTGATCTTGTTCCTGTTGTACTTTCAGGAATAAGGCTAGGTATGGTTAGCTTTGATGATTCTTTTGCTTCTCTGTCAAAAGTAGACCTTGCACTTTCTAATTGTGCATACCTACCAGCAGCAGTTTGCCCTTGTCCAGAATAAACCATTACCTAAGCCTTGCTTTATTACTTGATTGGCCTCTCGCAGGTGTTCCTGTT